CAATACTTCTTCGTCCTCTATACCTTGTTGAATACTATTTAATAATGTTTGAAAAGGTCTTGATAACGTATCGTAAACATTGTTTTTACTGTAGTCTATGTAATATAATTCATCTGTTTCTGGATCTCTCATGTATATTTTTTGTGAGTCTCTTGCCCAAGGTGCTACGAAATCATTAGCTGCATCTGCTTCTTCGTTTGATACACCAAAGATTGCTTGCGATCCTTTTATTGCACCATAAGGAAGAGCTAATGTTGCCATAGTCATTCCAGTTAATCGTTTCATACCTATAGCTTTCATAGGATTTTTACTTGTAATTGGGTTAATACTTTTAGTTACAGGGTCTGCTATTTCAGCTAATGCTTGTTGTACAATACCTACACCAGTTCTATAAACTTCTGATGGCCACGACATAAAGTTACCAAATGGTGACATACGCGCAGCTCTTACAAACTCACCTACATATGCATAGTTAGGCACAGTATTTCTTACTATCTTAGCTGCCATTTCTTCCATCTGTTCATTAGACATCTTTAATAGTTTATCTTTATTTAATTTAAATAATCTTCCATACTCCACTTCAAAGTTAAATACTTTCCAAAAATCATCTTCAGCTACATATGCATCTTGCATAAACTTAGCACCTTTTTTAACTCCTTTACCTAAAGCTCCTAAAGAATTTAACATAGGTCTAAGAATACTATCTGTTGCAAGGTTTCCATCTCCAAATCTAATATCTTTCATTAGGTTTCTAAGATCACCAAGTCTTGTGTTTGTATTTGTTACACCAAGTTCTAAATATCTTCTGTAACGTTCCATAGATAATGGGTTTCTAATTCCAACTTGTATAGTTGCACCTGCTCTTTGCAAAGCTTCTTTCATTAATTGTGGGTTTTCAAATAACGTACCATTACCTAATGCAAACGCACCAGAACTTAAAAAGTTTCTTATGTGTGTGGGTATAGATAAAATTGTTTTTGCATACTGCGCACCAGCTTTAGGTGTCAATAATAAATTACGCCATGCCCAAGAAAAAGTTTTACCAAGTGCACCACCAGTTTCACCTCTCATAAATTCTTGTATTTTGGATACATTAGAAAAACCATCAGCTATTGCTCTTGTTGTATACATGCCTTGTAATCTATTTACTAACACACCATCTTTAAAATAATCTTTTACATAAGGATCTATCTTTACAATCTCATCACCAGGTATGTCACCAAATGCTCTACGTGCTTCTAATGGTGTTGAGTGAAAGAATCCTCTTTGACCTGGAGGAGTGTCTGCTTTAACAGCTGCTTTCATAGCTTCGTCAGTTTCTAATACTTCATCAAACAATTGATTTTTTCTAGCAACTACAGACAATCTATTAACTCCTTCATAAATAGAATGTCTTACATCTTCTACTTCACCAAATAATTTTCTAAAATTTTTACTACCTTTACCGATAACTTTTAATGTTTTGTCTCCATCAGGTGTTTCTTTAGTTAGTGTTTGTGCAAACGTCTTGATATTGTATGCGTCCTCTGCACTTTTAGTTAAGTTTTGATATGCAAATGTAGGCAACGTATCCTTTTTAGGGTCCATGTTTCTAGCAGATGCAATTAATTCATCTACCATTTGATCTGCTTCAAAGTCATTAATAGGATTTTTATTTTTAGCAGCGTATCTCATAAACATTTCCGCTACCATTTCTTTATCTTTTGCTGCTGGTTTGAATTGATTAAATAAACCTGCTTCTTTATTTTGAAACATAGCATAAGTGTTACCAATGTAATCTTTTATTCTCTCTCCCATTAAAGCTCTAAGATCTACTCCAACACCTGCAGGTAAATCTACTTTAGCTCCTGGTCCACCAGCTGTAATTTCTAATAGTTCTTTAAATTTATTACGTGTGTCTTTTAATCCTTTAAATATAATAGATTGATCAGGCACAGGCACGTTAGCATTTTTCATTTGTTTTAATAATGATGCTTGTAAAGTTTTATCTAAACCTTCTTTGTTAAGATCACCTTTAAATAAAGTTTTATCTAGATCAGCTAAGAATTTTTTTCTTCCAGACTCACCTGTCTTATCTAAAAATTTTTTAGTAGATGGAAAATATTTGTTAGTTATTTTATCTATTCTTGCTACTTGTTCCATAGAAAAATTAGTGTCTGCCATCTTACGTGCGTTTTCTTGCATCTTAGATAAAAATACTTCTTCAGGTTTACTTGATCTAGGTCTAAAGATTGCACCAAATTTATCTAATCCTCTAGCAATTTTAGAATTACTGTAAGCTAATTCTTTTCCTTTTTTAGCTAATGCTTTAGCACCGGCTCCAATACCATATACAAAAGGTGTAACAAATACAGATTCTGATGCAAACTTAGTTCTATTCATAAGTTTTCTAACTGCATCTTCTGATGAATCTTCTTTTACTTCTCTATCTAATTGTGTTGGCCCTGTTTCAAACACATCTCCAAAAGAACCTATCTCTTCAGTATCTCCTACTAATGTTTCTCCAGCTGCACCACCTAAAACTAATGCACCAAATCTTTTCTTACCTGTAAGTTTGTTTAATTCCTTAGCTTTTTTAATTCCTTTTTGTGCGTTAGGACTTTTTATATTTGCATACTTACCAGCTTTCTTAGCTTGCAATGCTTTGTTAGCTAACTTTAATGCAATCTTAGAACCTATTGCTGCAGGTGTACCTATCTGTACTAATGCTTGTGTAATTTTACCAGCAGCTCTTGCGTTTGCTGTGTCTTCAAAAATGTTTATTGTATCAAAAAAAGATTCTACTTCGTCAGCAGCATTTTCTGTAAGTCCGAGGTCCATGAGCTCTGCTCCAAGAGACACTACACCTTCTACAGTTTTAACAATACCTGAACCAACACCAGCTACAGCGGATGTTACTCCACCAACTTCTGTGTCACCAATCTCTGTAGTTTTGATATCACTACCACGTACTTTTCTTGTAACAGTTTTATTTTTTTCTTTATCTGTTTCTTCGGTTATTCCAATACCTGATCTTAATGCCATTTAATCTCCTAGTCATATGTGAAAGGATCAAGTGCTCTAAAATCTGTTCCGATTATACCTTCTTCAGCTACTCTTTCGTAGAATAGTCCGTCTTCAGGATTATAAAAAACTTGTCCTACTGTAATAGTTTCATAGTTAGGTACGGGTTCCCCTGTTTTTTTATCATACTCGTAAGGAAGTATACCTCTAAAATCTTTTTTAGCTGGACCAGAGTCAGGATTTTTTTCTTTAAATACATTATAAGTTACAATGTCTGATGCAATTTCTCTTGCATTGTTTTTAATAAAATCAAAATCATTTTCTTCTAAAGAACCGGCATACTCATTTATTCTAACTTCAGGTATCTCTTCTCTAAATACTTTTTTAAGTTTAGGGTTAAGTTCTGACTCTAATCTAATTAAATCTTTTTTCTGTTCAAAATCTTTTTCAGCAGCTTGTTCGCCTTTGACTACGTCGTATGCACCAAGAGCTAACTTGTCTTCAAAGCCTTCACTTGTTGCTCTTGATTGTTTAAATCTATCAAAAGGATCTTTAGCTGATGCAAGTGCCGTGCTTATTGCACCACTAACTCCATCACCAACAGGTGGTCTAGTTGCAATGTCTAAACCAAAGTCAATTAAAAAATCATTAAATCTACGTTTAGGTGTATTTCTTTGAGGTATAACTGTTCGCATTTCATCCATAACTTCTGTAACTCTTCCAGCTACATTATATCCTTGTCTAGGTGATTGTAGACCAGATGTAATACCGCCTTCAGCAGATCCACCTTTTCTAAACATAGGTCTTTTATATAAGTTGTTGTTATTCATTAAGTGTTTTGTCCTCTTAAAAAATCACCGTAGTTACCCATTAGTCCACCACCAACTGAAGCTATTCCCAACGCATTCTGCAACGGCGTAGGGTTAGGTGTTACCATAGATTGATATTGTCCCGGTGCTCCAGATGCAATACTTGCAATTCCAGATCCTAGATAACCTAGTCTTTCATATGGTTCATATGCTTCTAATCTTTCCGCTTCTCTTGTAGCATCTAGTTGAGCTTGTTCTTGTGCTTGTTGAGTCGCGCCCGCTGACCCTAAAGTACCGATGTCTTGTCTAAATAATCCTGGAACTTGTTGAGCTAGTCCTTGTTGATTTTGTCCTAATTGCATTTGTTGACCAAAAGCTTGATTAGCTAATTGATTAGCTTGAGTAAAACCTTGTTGTAATAATCCTGATTGTAACAATGCTCTGTTCATGTCAGATTTGTTTTGATATTGTGCTCTCATAACACCTTCACGACCACCACCTAAATTTCCAGACATAGCTGCTTGTTGACCTATACCTGCTAATCCTTGTGCAGCTTGTGTGTCATACTCTGCAAGTGTTGCATCAATTACATCTTGTTGATACGGAGACATAAAAGGAGAGTAAGCTCCAGCTCCTGATAAACCGGCAGCTGCAGTATCATAAGCTCCTGCTTGTGTAATGTAAGGTTGAAATGCTCCTATACCTTGGCCCTGTGTTGTAGCCATTGTGTATGCATCTTGTTGCGCTTGGTCTTGACCAGCAACTTTTGGTGCAAATAAACTTGTATCTAACGGCGCTGCCGTTCGTGAAGTTAATTGTGTTCCATAATCTGTTTGTAAATCTTGTACATATTGTGGTGGGAGTGCTTGTGTTTGTTGTACAGCCATTATATTACCTCGCTTAATCTTTCCGATGTTTCAAACATCTGTTGTGCGCCAGCCATACCTTGTGACTCATCCGATACTTGTCCACCTTGTTCTAAATGTTTCATCATGTTCTCCATAACTTCTGCGCCTTTATCTATATCTCCACCACCTGCGTTTCTAACAGCATCTGCGGTAAATACAAACTCATTTACACTTAATCTTGCAGGCACATCGTCCGCTTTTTCTTCTCTTCCAATAGGTACAAACCCACCTTCAGCTCTGTAATCTTTTTCCATACCACCAAGGTCCATGATTCCACCTTCGGCTTTACCTATTCTACCACCATAAGCTAGTTTTTCTACATCTATATTTCTTCTCTTGCTTAGGAAAGGATACTTAGATGATAATGCTTTTAATTTTTCACCTGATGGATCTTTATATGCTTCTATAACTTCTGCTCTAATACCTTCTATATCTAATCCTTCACCTCTTTGTAAATCTTGTATTTCATCAGCTTCCATATTACCCATAAGAGCTGTAGCTCCTAATGTTCCAGCTGCAAGACCTGTTAAAAGTTTATTGTCTAATGCAAAGTCTTTGATTGTTTTTAAAATTCCTTTATCTCCCTGAGTATTACTTGCTGCTTTTGCAAGCTGTTCAGTAAAATCTACTTTTTCAAACATAGTAGGATCATTAAGTGCAAACTTATCTCCCGAAGGTGCTGTAATAAGACTTGAACCTTTAGAATCAACAGTTGGTCTTAAACCACTTCCTCTTCCACTATCAACACTAATTCCTGTTGGTGTTTTGTTTTTAAATAAATTTTTTATTCCACCACTACCTGTTGGCATGCTAAATGCATCTCTAGTAAATGGATTTTGTAATGCTTGTTGCTCTGCTCCACCTAAAAATCTAGCACCTTGACCTAAACCATAATTCACTAATCCTGATTTAAGACCTTTGCTTATACTTCCTGTTCTATCAAATGATCCAAGCCCGCCTGCTACTGCTGCAGCTAACGGATTGAAAGGTGCAATAAAAGGCGCTGCAACTTCTGCAACTTTTGCTATTTCATTTGGTATTAATTTTCTTACTGTTTTTTTTAAAAAACTTCCTATTCCATATTTACGTCTTCCATCTAGGCCCATGATACCACCATACGCTGCCATCTGTCTGTCAGGTAAAGTTGGTCCTGTAGGTTTAGGTTGAAAAGGATTAACTGGTTTTGTTGGATCTTGTGGTAATGGATTTCCACCAGCCATTTGTCCCTCAGTCATAGCTTGTTCCATAAATTGTTCTATAGACATGATAGAATCTTCTTGTCCCATTTCTATCATTTCATTAACGTATCTAGAATATTCTTCTTCTAGTTGAGCCATCATCATTTGCTCAATTTCTTGTGGAGATTTAGGACCTTCATCACCTCTATACTTTATAGATGGTGCGTTAGTCTCTAATTCTTCTGAAATTTGTATATCTTCTATTCCCATGGTTTTGCCAGTTTACTTTGTTTTAGCGAACAAATCAAGAGGTGGCATGATAACTGTTACGTCTCTCTGCACATCCTCTTCAGGTATATTAGCAGCTTTTAAAGCTTCTTCTGTCTCATAGACTTCACCTGTTTTCTTGTTCTTAATTGTAGTTATTATTTTTTGTGGTGTTAATGTTGGTATATTTGTCATTATGTTGTTACCTCTTTTTTAATATTTAGATAGCTAATAGCTACATCAAACGAGTCAGAAGTGCTTGATTGTACTGTAAAAGCTTTTCCACCTTCTACTATTAGCGGCTGTGTTAATAATTCTGTTGTTGTATTAGCTGTTAATTGTGCTGATTTAATAGCTGTGATACTATTATTTGTAATAGTTACTGTAGGTGTACCAGCTGATGTAACAAGAATAGATTTAATAACATAAGTTTCACTAACTAAAGGATTACCCGATCCTAAAGGTGTAAGTGCACTACCTGTTGTGCTATTATCTATCCCTACAAATTTATATTGGTTTACTACTGCCATTAATCTAAAAAGAAACTTCTAGCTTCTATCTCCTGTTTTAATTCTTCTTGAAATGTAGTGTTTAATTTTTCTAACACTGCATCTAAATCTCTAACCAAAGACTGTGCTACGTCTTCTTCATACTCTGAACTTGCTCTAGTTAATGTTTGTACTATCTTTGCCATTATATATCGGATGAAGTTCCACTAGCTAGCTGACCAGTAGATTTAGTTCCATATGTTTCAATTGCTTTATTTATTTGTTCTTGTTCAAATGGATTTAACACATCATATTCTTTTCCATATAGTTGATTGCCAACTTCATTTTGAGCATAATTTCCTGCTTGTATTGCCATATCTTGAAACTCTGCTGGAAGATCACTTGCAGAATTATAAGACTCTGTAACACTTGGATCTATTCTTTCAATACCAGTTCCATAACCAACTGTCATACCAGGATTAAAAGGAATTGACCCTGTTGTGTAAGAATTAACTAAGGACTCTAAATTATTTATATTAGGTTGTCCTATGTCTCCAAATCTATTTAATCCTTGAAGTGTTGCAGGATCTATTGTTTGATTTATTTTAGCATCAGGATTAAAATCATAGGTACCTGGTTTAACTCCACCTAAACCTAATTTATTAAATTTAGACATGTCTCTTTTTTTAGGAGCAAATATTCCTTTACCTTTATCGTACATATTACCAATTGCTCCACCTACAAAAGGAATGCCTGTTAATAAACTTAATAAACCACCAAAGAATCTACCACCAAAACCTGGTTTAAGTGAACCATCAGGTCGTACATCTGTATAACCATATTTATTTGCCCCACCAAAAAAACGACTTTTTCCTGTGTATTTTTGTAATGGACCATAAGTTCTATTAGCAATGTTTGCTCTTTCTTTATAACCTAAATTTTGAGCTTGTTTTCTTTCAGCTATTTGTAAAGCAGCTTTTTCGTTTGCCACTCTTTCATTAAATGATTTATCTCTATCGTTAGCGTTTATTTCAGCAACACTTCTACCACTAAAACCTCCGCTTCCAGCGCCTCCACCTTGATCTGATGCTCCTCCACCAGCATCGGTATCACCACCACTAGCTCCACCACCACCAGCATCACCAAAACTATCTAATGACATAATTCCCGATGGACCCATGTTAGGACCACGTTCTAGTCCACCATGTATATTTGCTTTTAATATTAAATCTTTTTCTGCTTCTGTAATGTAAGCTAATTCTGTTGCAGGTTTATCAGGACTTGATTGCCATTTTCTAGGTGCTTGAACTTGTGGTTGTTTACCTAAGTAATTATCAACTCCACCTTGAACAACTGGTTTCATTTTTTTATCAATCATTATCTTCTTCCTCCAGCATGTATATCTAACCTAAAAGTCCCTAATTTCCAACTAGTATCTACTGCTGTATTAGATATTGTAAGAGCCACTGCCCTAGCTCTAGCTCTTGTATCTACTTTATCCGTACTTGTTGTTACAGTAAACGGTCCTAATGATGAGCTAGCTGCTGTATTGTTAGGATAGTTTCTTAAATCTAATTGTATAATAGCGCTACCTTGTTGAGATATAAAATCAGGTATAATTCTACTAACTCTCATAATGTTTTCACCATCTCCTCTAAGGTCACCTAAGTTAGTTGCAGCGCCTCTAACAACTTTTTGTGTAATGTCATAATCACCAGATGTTATATTAGCAGGAATTGCTACAGCTGTAGTTGCTGCTTCTTGTTGATTAACTCCTGTTTCATGTTCAAAATAAATTGTAGTACCATCGGTATTACCACGAACATCAAACGATGTGTCAACTCCTGCATTATATTTAGTTGCATGTGGTAAACCAAATACAGAAGAATCTTCCCATGTGCTTCTTGGAAATAATGAACTTGCATTAGTAAACCATATAGGTCGTTTAGATGTTGAGTCTAGATAACTATATGTAACTGCTCTAGTATTTACATTAGATGTAGACGTTGGATAAAACCAAGTAATCTCACCAAACAAGTTATTAATACCGCAGTAAATTAATTGATTAGATGTTGTGTTAAGATCATCATAAACATAATCTTCAACCAAGCAATCCATAGATTCTAGCTTACCAGTAAACCTAAAGAAACCATTTTCTGACATCCAGTACGCAGCACCATCAACTTCTACCGCTGCATTCATACCTATTAATCCACAGTTAGTACCAACCTGTTCAAAGGCAAATGTAAAAGGTTGACCAACAAAACGCATAGTAAATAACGATGTATCAGTCCAAATGTAAATTGCATTCCTACCTAGTTTAGCACCCATGATCCGTGATCCGGCAGCCAGTCTTTGTGTACCAGCAGTGTTTTCAGCTGTAGGTGTGTAGTCATTAATATTTTCTTGAGAAGAAAATCTTACAAACATATCGTCTTGTGTAGTTTTATCACCAATAGTTGTTTCTGTTCCAAAGAATACTAAGTGACGATCAGGAGTAGATACTAACATATCACGTGACGCTGTCGGAGCACCAGTTATAATAGTTGCTCTTGTTGCTGTTGCGTTAGCTGCATCACCATCCCATTCAAAACATTCTCCGTTATGTATCAACGCTATTAATGTTGATCCTAAGTTGTCCAAGGACCATAGACCAGGATCAGTTACTGAGTCAGTGTTGGCTGCAGCTGATCCCCATCCAGTCCAGCTAGATGTGTTAGTTACCGTTGCACCATTACTGTGTGCAGCTCTTGTTGATCCTCGTGCCGCTCTTGTAATACCTGTTAAATTATTTCCTGTTATACCTGTGTATGAAATTTCCTCACTACCTACTTGAATGTAGTTTGTACCCGATGATGGAAAACCTGTGGTGCTAGTAAGTGTAATACTAGTTCCTGATCCACCTGTACCATTAGCGTCATTTAATAATGCTCCATTTAAAGTTGTAGTTATTGATCCTAAAATATTACCACCCCACAATGATATACCCCAACCAAAAGCTCCTATTTGTTCAGCAGGTCCTACGTGATAGTATTGATAATACTTAACACTTCCAGATGTAGTAGCACCAGAACCAGACTCATTACTATCCATTGTAATGGTTAAAGTAGTAGGAGTTGGTACACTTGTTACCATGTATTTTACATCATCAAAATCTGATGCTGTGTAATTAGAATTAGTTGCAGCTGAAAAATCACTAAATGTTATAATATCTCCAGCTACAAATGTATGTGTTCCTGGAAAGGTGATAGTAACTGTTGGAGATCCATTAGTTGTTGTAAAACAATTTGATATAGTCGTGCCTGATGGATTAACTAGTGGGTGTATGTCGTAGTATACTCCTCCAGAGTATACATATAAAATTCTATTTGTGCCTATGGCTGAAAATTTAGTAGATGCCTTGTTAACAAAATGATGAAGTCCTCTTGCAACTCCTGTAAGTTTTGATTCACCTAATTGATTCCAACCACCTATTTTCTCAGGCGTACCATATCTAAAACGAACATTTTCTCCACCTGTCCATTGAGACTCAGCACCTGTTGATGTAACTTGTTTGTTGAACCCTGGTAGGAATCCTAGCTTTTGTAACATATAACCTCATTATAATACTATTTTACAAACGATGGTAGACCTAACATAGGTCTTCCGTCAAATCTGTTTTTATCAGCAAATGGGCCATTTACATGATTATAATGTAGAAATACTTGACCGCAAATGTTCCCGTCAAAAGGCTCTCGCCAATGTTCGAGTTCGCAACCACTATATACCAACATATCCCCTACTTCAAGCAAGACTTTCGTACCTGCTGGAGCGTTGGGTTTATGTATTTCCTTATACTCATTTATAACTGATTTGGTTCCTGTACCATCTATAAATATAGGCCAAGGATCTCCACCTAAATTCAATGTACAAGATATCTCACAAGATGGTCTATCACTATGTCTTCTTAATTTATCACCTTTTTTATAGGCTCTAGTATAGGAATAAGTTGGTATCAAATCTAATCCTGTATGTTTCTTCATAACAGGTAACATTTTAACTAGTAATGTATCCATTACAAAATCACCATAACAAGAAAATGTATTAGGTATTTGTGTATCGGTCCATGTTCCAAGGATCGGGGACTGTGAGTGTAGGTTATTTTCATACATAAACCTTGTTGCATCTCTTTTAAGTAGTAAATAATTTAAGGCAAAGTTAGCTAGCTCGTATGATAAAGCGCTTTTGATTACTTGATATTTATTAGTTTGAAAACTCATACAAACATACCTTTCTGTAAAAAATTAAATGACACTGATATTCTTATATCATTAGATTGGTTAGGATCAACACAATGCATTAACCAAGATGGAAACATAATACATCTTCCAGCAACTGGTTCGTAATGTGTTTCTCTAAATAGTCTTGGAGGCACTGGACCTTTTTTCTGGTTTGGTCTAACCATTGCAGCTGATGCTCTTGGATCATCTATCTTTAAATGACCTGAGTTCTTAGGTGCTTTGATATAATATACACCTGACCATAGTGAATTAGGATGTTGATGTGCTCTGTTCATTCCACCTGGTGGATTTATATTAGCCCACATATTACCTAATACAGGTTCACTATCTAAATGTTCTTGTTCGTATATTGTTTTTTGACATGCATATAACATATCAACTAGTTTTTTATATTCAGGTAACTCAGCCATATTTGTAGGTGAGTGCCAACCTTGAACATTAGTTCTTGTTATACCTTTATCTTTGTTAGACCAAGCTACAATATCTTTTTCAAGTTCTTGATTAAGAGTAGGGTGTTCTATATCTGCAATATAGATAGGAGTTGGAAAATGTAAATCTCTATGCATTATTTAAATGGTGTCCCTCCAAACCACATAACAAGTGATTGTCTTCTACCACGTGTAACTGGTTTTACTCTATGTCTTATAAATGAAGCAAAGAATACAGCATGACCTTGTTTTATTTTTGCAATTTTACCTTCAGCCATTAATTCTAAATCTCCACCTTCAAACTCTGATTCTGGTGATAATAGACAAGTCATAGATATTTTTCTAACAGGTGGTTCGTGTGCACAGTTTACATCATTATCTACATGCCATTCATAAAAACCACCTTCTGGATATTCTGTGTATTGTGCCATCTCTGTTATTTGCATTCCATCAAAACCAAAGTGATTGCCATTTGTAGTTTTCATAATACTTTCTATGTCTTTGTACATGTCAGCCATTTTTTTAAATGGTATCCAACTAATATGTGAAGTTCTAGTTTTAGTATCTAACACACCACCTGTAATACCTTTTTTGTTTCCAACATAAGCATCTTGTTTAGGTTCAGCACGTCCTGCAGCAATAATCATTTTACATTGTTCAGGTGTAAAAATTGGTTGTGTAGTTTCAACTATATAAGATTTCCATCGTGGCTCTGTTATCATATTAATATCCGTATTCTACCCATCCTGTTATTATATATTTATCATTCGACAAAGGTGGGTTGCCTCTATGAATGTGTGTAAATTGTGCAGGCCAAACTAGTAGTGTATTTTTTTCTGGTTTGAATCTACACTTTTGATATAAAAATTCTGTCTCTCCACCCTCGTTCACATCATTAAGATAAACACTAAAAGCTAGTATTCTATTTCTAGCTTTCATCTCAGCGTTTTCACAATGCCACGTATGATAACCTTCACCCACTTTAGTTTTTTGAATTTTTACTTCTAGTATATTGTGTGTAGATAGTTTTTTTAAATAAGAATATTTTTGAGTATATAATGGATACACATCTTTAAAAAAAATACTTATGAAAGGTTCATTAGTATAAGTTAACGCAACATTTGTTTCCCTTATTGTGCTTATTGCATTATCAGATACCACCATCTCATCTTCTCGTCTTGGATATACTGCACCTTGTTGTTCACACTTATTAAAATAATTTGTATAATCATCTATCAATTGATTTGGTATAAAGTTTTTAAATAACCCTATATGATTATCTATGTAATATTGTTTCTCCATTATATAGCACCTCTATTTTTTATTGGATCAAATTGTACGTCACAGTTTGCGGCTAGAGTTCGTCTCACTTCATCTGTCCCATTAAATGGATATACGCAATGTCTCATGTCATATGGAAATATATAAAAGTCTCTAAGATCCATAGGTGGTTGATAATCTATCTTTGCAAACTGACCATTAGCTGCTCCTAATATTTGTAGTCTACCATTCTGTTGTATGTGTTCTGCTGAGTATTCTTTACCATATGTCGATGGTAATTTTAAAATCATTACAGAAGATAAACCAGTAAATAACATACCTCTATGAATATG